ACATGACACTAGCAAAGTATAATGCTGCCAATTTGGATCAGCTGATGGATCGTATTGCAAAGAACTCGATCGGTATGGATGAATACTTCGATAGAGTTTTTAATACTTCGGTAAATAACTATCCGCCTTATAATGTCATCCAGGTAAATGATACTGAAACTCAACTGGAAATTGCATTAGCAGGATTTAGGAAGGAGGATGTACATGCTTACACCGAGTATGGAAAACTTTTTGTCAAAGGGGAGAAAAAGGCATCTGATGAGGGAAGGGTATTTGTCCACAAAGGATTGGCAACAAGAGATTTCGAGAGAGCCTGGACCCTTGCTGAAGACACAGAAGTATCCAACGTCGTATTTGAAGACGGACTTCTCACAATCACTCTGACGAAGGTAATTCCAGAACATCATCAACGTAAAGACTATCTCTAAATAAAACATCGTCGCCGTAGACGGAGGGGTAACTGGCCAGATCCAGTTGACACCCCTCTTTTTTATTGGTATAATTTTTTTAGGAAAACTGTAGAAACATGAGTGTAAAACTTTTAACACTGAAATCCACTGAGGATGTAATCGCAGACGTTCAAGAGATGGTAGTTGAGGAAAAGGTTGTTGGTTACTACCTTAAATATCCTTGTCGTGTCAAACTCATTGCTGACATCTACGAACAAAAGGGTTCGACTCGACTCCCATCTAAAATTCAACTACTGCCTTGGGCACCACTGAGTAGGGAAAAGGTAATCCCTGTAGTTGCTGATTGGGTGGTCACGATCACTGAACCAGTCGATCAACTTTTAAATATGTACAATGAAGGAGTAAGTAAGTATGAAGCCCCTCAAGATCCTAATTCTGATGAACAATCAGAAGCTTCTGACTCAGATTGAAGAAGTATCGGGCGAACTGGGAGATCCAGATTGTAAGTTGATCGAACCATTTGTTCTATCGGAAGATGGAACTTTATCTCCATGGTTGGTTGACATTACGAAACAAAACACCTTCATGATTCACTCTGACAAGATCTTGACTCTTGTAGACCCGAATAGTAAACTGACTGAGAAGTACGAAGACCTGGTTAAGTAATGCGCTTTTATACTAATGTCCAGGTCGTTGGTAACAACTTTCTGGTTCGTGGATATGAAAATGGGAAGAGTGTCATCTTCAAAGAAGAATACTCTCCCACTTTGTTTGTCAAATCAAATAGAGAAACGAAGTATAGAACCCTGGAGGGTGAAAATGTAGAGCCCATTCAACCAGGTACGGTAAGAGATTGTAGAGAATTTTACAAAAAGTATGATGATGTAGATGGATTCAAGATTTTCGGTAATGACCGTTATGTATTCCAGTACATCTCTGACAAATATCCTGAAGATGAGATCAAGTTTGATATCAAGAAGATTAATCTTGTAACGATCGACATCGAGGTTAAATCTGAACAGGGTTTCCCTGATCCAGAGTCTTGTTCTGAGGAGTTGTTGACCATCTCCATTCAAGACTATGCGACTAAAGAGATTAATACCTGGGGTAGGAAACCTTACACTCCTACACAAGATAACGTAACCTATCACTATTTTGAGGATGAGATCGCAATGATCAACTCATTCCTCTATCACTGGAGTCAGAATCCTCCAGAGGTTGTGACTGGTTGGAACTGTCGTCTATATGATATCCCATATCTTTGTGGTCGTATTGATCGAATCATGGGTCAGAAGAAGATGAAACTTCTGTCTCCTTGGGGTATCATCAGTCAAGAAAGTATCACAATCATGGGTCGTGAGTTCAATACTTTCGACATTGCTGGTGTCACCACACTGGACTATCTTGAACTCTATAAGAAGTTTACTTATACAAACCAAGAGTCATATCGACTGGATTATATTGCAGAGGTTGAACTTGGTCAGAAGAAACTGGATCACAGTGAGTTCGATACTTTCAAAGAGTTCTATACAGGTAACTGGAAGAAGTTTGTAGACTACAACATTGTTGACGTGGAACTTGTTGACCGTATGGAAGACAAGATGAAACTGATTGAGTTGGCATTGACGATGGCATATGATGCCAAGGTGAACTTTGTTGATGTGATGTTCCAGGTCCGTATGTGGGACACGATCATCTACAACTATCTGAAGAAAAGAGATATTGTCATCCCTCCTCGCGACCGTTCAGAGAAGTCTGAGAGGTATGAAGGTGCGTATGTCAAACAACCTGTCCCTGGTGTCTATGACTGGGTGGTGTCGTTTGACTTGAACTCCCTGTATCCTCACCTGATGATGCAGTACAACATCTCCCCCGAGACACTGGTGGAGGAGAAACATCCTTCTGCAACCATCGATAGGATCCTGAATAAGGAGATTACCTTCGAGATGTATAAGGACTATGCGGTCTGTGCCAATGGTGCAATGTTCCGTAAAGACATCAAAGGGTTTATGCCTGAGTTGATGGAGAAGATGTACGCAGAACGTAAGATCTTCAAGAAGAAAATGCTCCAGGCAAAACAGGAGTATGAGAAGACTCCTACCAAACAACTTGAGAAAGATATTGCCAAGTTTAACAACTTCCAGATGGCTCGTAAGATTGCACTGAACTCTTGCTATGGTGCGATTGGTAATCAATACTTCCGTTTTTTCAAACTTGCGAACGCAGAAGCTATCACACTTTCGGGACAAACATCTATCCGTTGGATTGAAAATAAGGTAAACGGGTACCTAAATAACCTGTTACAAACAGAAAATACAGATTATGTCATTGCATCTGACACTGACTCAATCTATATTAATTTCGGACCTGTTGTTACTAAATTTCTTAGTTCTAAATCTGGCGAAAAAGCAACAGTTGTATCGTTACTTAACAAGGTCTGCGAAGAGAAACTGGAACCTTTTATTGAACGTTCGTATCAGGAACTGGCGACGTATGTAAATGCATACGCACAAAAGATGCAGATGAAACGGGAGAACATTGCAGACCGTGGAATCTGGACAGCAAAGAAGAGATACATTCTCAACGTGTGGGATAGTGAAGGAGTTCGATATACTGAACCTAAACTGAAGATCATGGGTATCGAGGCTGTGAAGTCATCGACTCCTGCTCCTTGTCGAACGATGATTAAGGATGCTCTGAAGTTGATGATGAATGGTACAGAAGATGATGTTATCAAGTTTATTGATGATGCCAGACAGAGGTTCAATAAGATGGACCCCGAGGATATTGCATTCCCCCGATCGGTATCTGACGTGAAGAAACACAAGAGTCACTCTACGATCTATGCAAAGGGTTCTCCTATTCACGTTCGTGGTGCTCTTCTATATAATCACTACATTAAAGAATATGGTCTTCAGAACAAATACTCCGAGATCAACAACGGTGAGAAGATCAAGTTCATTTACCTTAAGAAGGCGAACCCGATTCGTGAGAATGTGATCTCATTCATCAATGAGTTTCCACGGGAGATTGGTGTTGACAAATACATCGACTACGAACTACAATTCAACAAAGCTTTCCTTGAACCACTCAAGACAATCCTTGATGCAATCGGATGGAATGTTGAAAAGACTGTAAACCTTGAACTATTTTTTGGCTGATGGATTTCCTTAAAGACATTGTAAAAGAGATTGGAGATGACTACACAAAACTCGCCGCAGACATCGACGACACTGAGTCTTATGTGGACACGGGTTCGTACATTTTTAACGGACTTGTTTCAGGGTCTATATTTGGTGGTGTATCTGGGAATAAGATTACTGCCATTGCTGGGGAGTCTTCTACTGGAAAAACTTTCTTCAGTCTTGCTGTCGTCAAGAACTTCCTTGATTCTAACCCTGATGGGTATTGTCTATATTTTGACACTGAAGCCGCTGTTAACAAATCTCTTCTCGCAAGTCGTGGGGTAGACCTGAGTCGGGTCGTTGTTGTAAATGTTGTTACAATTGAAGAGTTTAGATCCAAAGCTCTCAAGGCTGTAGATATATACTTGAAAAAACCTGAAGACGAACGCAAACCCTGTATGTTTGTGTTAGACTCTCTGGGTATGCTGTCTACTGAAAAAGAAATCAGTGACGCTTTGGCAGACAAACAAGTTCGGGACATGACCAAATCTCAACTTGTCAAGGGTGCATTCAGAATGTTAACCCTCAAACTTGGTCAAGCAAACATTCCTATGATTGTTACCAATCACACTTACGATGTTATCGGATCTTATGTACCGACTAAAGAAATGGGAGGAGGCAGTGGCCTCAAGTATGCCGCAAGTACGATCATTTATCTCAGCAAGAAAAAAGAAAAGGATGGAACGACTATTGTCGGAAACCTTATCAAA